ATTCAAGGCGGATAACTATGAATATGCCAAAAAAAGGTCCAGATGGCTATTAAAACAAAAAAGGATAAAAAAAGTGGTTAATGAGAAACTCGCAGATAAAATGGATAAACTGAATCTTACGGAAACTATGCTACTCGAAGAGATGCATGACAGCATTAAGTCTGAAAAAGGCTCTGTAAAGTTCAACTATATTAAACTAGCCGCCGAACTTCGTGGGATGATGCCAAAGGAGAAAAGCCAAACGGTTGGCCTATTCCAGAAAGAAGTGCACGGCTTTACTAAACAAGAATTGGAAGCGTTTACAAGGCCAGCACTTGAAGAAAAAAACAATATTGGAAGCGGTCATTGATGACCAGTCACGGATAGAGGGCAAGGATTCGTCAACATGGGATGGGAAAGTCACCGATAGAACGATTAAAGTTTGTCCTGTTTGCGATACTTGTTACGATACTAAATATTATAAAGATCACGCTGATCTGGACTTGGTTACTTATTATCAGGATTTTCCCACATACGGAAAGGAAAGAGTGGCTTGCCCAAAGTGTCTGTGACATTAAACGAAAGATTTTACTGGAAATATCCAGACAGACAACAATGGGGAAAAACTAACTATGTTATACAAACAAGTTGGAAACAAGGTGTATGTGAAAAAAGGCGGAAAACTGACAAGAAACACATATGAAGAATGATGAGTTCAACATTATACCGCCCCCATCAGTTATGGCTGAGCGTGATGAAGTATTAAAAAACTCATATAACGACCTAGTCTTCTTTGGCAAAGCCTTTTTGCCAAAAGATTTTTTAAATAAAAGCGAATCCCCCAATTTTCATTACGATGTAGCAAAAAAACTCATCGTTACCAAGCCAGGACAACGAATCTGCATCATCCTACCAAGAGGATTCGGTAAATCAATACTATCTAAAGCCGCAATAGTGCATAAGCTTTGCTTTGCTAAAGAAGAGGAGCAGCACTTTTTTGCCTGGATATCGGAGGAACAGGGACAAGCCATTGATCATATCAAATATGTCAGGCAGCACTTTGAAGACAATAAGATGATCAAGTATTATTTTGGCAACTTTGACGGTGGACTGGCAGGAAAGCGGTGGACAGAGAAGGATCTGGTGACCGCAAGAGGGGATCGGATAATTGCAAAAGGGACCAATCAGAGGCTGAGAGGTCGTGCGGAAGTGGATGTCAGGTACACTGGCATCATTTTAGATGACTTTGAGTCCGAATTAAACACAAAAACACCAGAAAGAAGATCAGAGATAAAAAAGTGGGTGGTTTCAACAGTGTATCCAGCTCTGGAGGAAAGCCCTGGAAGAGAAGGGTGGATATGGCTTGCGGGCACTATTGTTCACTTTGACAGCTTTTTACAGATGACCTATGACGGATATAAGAAATCCGTAGAGAATGGCACCAAATATTCATGGGATGTGGTGTTCAAAAGGGCAATTGAGGACGAAGCACCTATCTGGCCCGAACAGTTCCCACTTGTAAAGCTTACTAAGAAAAAGAAAGAATTTATAGAAGCTGGACTGGTTAATAAGTTTGCACAGGAATATATGAATGACGCCAGGGATTCTGGGTCAGCAGCGTTTAAAATAGACAGAGTGCAGAAACATAGTTATGAATATAAGTCTGAAGGGAAGTTTTCTTATCTTGCAGATGTAAAACACGCAATTCCAGTAAACATATACATCGGCGTTGACCTTGCGGCAACAGCGTCAGAAACATCAGATTATCAGGTAATCATAGTTATGGCGATGGATTCCAACAAAAACAGGTATGTTCTGGAATATTTCAGGGAACGCATACCCACATTCGATGTTCCAATGAAAATAATAGAAATGACAAAGAAATACCACCCAGTAAGAAGGGTGACGATTGAAACGGTGGCTGCGCAGGAAATGGTCAGGGATATGGTCACAAGACTGTCGGCAACCGAAAGAAGGCTGATGCCTGGGATATTCAAAGGGGTTAAGCCTCCTCCTGGTATAAAAAAGCAAGATCGGCTTGAAACCTCGCTTGGTCCAATGATAAACAGTAAAAAACTATATTTAAGAGATGAAATGACCGAGCTCCTCGATGAAATATTTGAGCATCCCAAAGCACGAAACGATGATTTAATGGATGGTCTTTATTATGCAGATTACTATGCTAGACCGCCAAAAAGCAAAAAGATGGATGTGGATGAATTTGAAGACGAAATAGATGAAAATTCAACTAGGCCTATCGTAAAAGCCTATAATTGGATAACAGGTGCAAAAATTTAATAATAAGGTTTGGTAATATCGGGATTCCTGATAGATTATACGGGTTTATAATAAAATGCCACGATTCTCAAGTAAGTCAAAACGCAAACTAGACACTTGTCACGAAAGCCTTCAGCAACTTTTTAGTGAGGTTGTGAAGTCTTTTGACTGTACTGTAATAGAGGGTCACAGGGGCGAAAAAAAGCAGAACGAAGCCTACAGAAAGGGCAATAGCAAGCTAAAATACCCTAATGGGAAGCACAATAAGACTCCAAGTATCGCAGTCGATGTCATTCCATACCCAATCGATTGGAAAGATAGGGACCGTATGCACTATTTCGGAGGTTTTGTTCTAGGAATTGCAAAAAAAATGGGATTTAAAATTAGATGGGGTGGAGATTGGGACATGGACACACATACCAAAGATAACAAGTTTGACGATCTGGTGCATTTTGAAATGAAGAAATAATGCGAAACACAGATACGGTACCCGCCATGCTCACGCCAGGCGAGTTTGTCATTAGAAAAGACGCTGCGGATCAGATTGGCCCAGAAAATCTACATATGATGAACAATATAGACAGGCTTAGTGGTACGGCGCTGCTAGAAAACGCCAAGTCCCCTATGGGATATCAAGAAGGTGGAGTTATTAGTGGGCTCATAGGAGAAACGGCAGAAAAATATTCAGATCTTAAAAGCCTGTTCGGGAAGAAACAGAGATTTTCTGAATTGTCTGATGAGCAATTTGAGAAAACCTCGGATCAATTATTCGATTTTATAAGAAACCGAAGGCAGGCGCAGGAATTTATTTCTAAAAATCCTGAGATTGCAGGTCCGTCTAGTATGAAGTTGCGTGAAGAGGAGCAGGTAAACCTTATGGACGCACTATCACCAGAAGGGGGACTTTCAAAATCTGCTAAAGATTATTTAGCCACAGAAAGAGTCTATAAAAAAAGTTTAAAGGACTTACCAGAGGAATCGGTATGGTGGGGAAGTCAGCCAAGCAGAGAATTAACCGCAAGGGGTGAATCTGGGACAGCCACACTACCTGCACTAGATCCAGAGGCGAATCTTTCAGAGGCTGCTATGTCGGCTTTAGGCACTGAAAGGGTTTATAAAAAAAGTTTAAAGGACTTACCAGAGGAATCGGTATGGTGGGAAAGTCAAGTTGGAGATTTAGGCATAAGAGGAGAGGCTGGTTCGGAGGCTTTGTCTAATTTATCAGAGATTGGGCTAGCCACGCCCGTCAGACCCCATGTAGGGACAGAGGAAGAGGGACCAGATATTGTCGGAGATTTTGATTTAGCAACGATGCCTGATCCGTCAGGTGGCATTGCTGACTGGGGAGAGGCACCTCCTATACCAGTGAGCGATGAGGAGCTGGATGTCTCAACACTTAATAGAGGCAGAAAAGATCCTTATAAACAAAAACCGAGCGTTTGGGAGTGGCTTTCCAACATTCTTGGCACTAATCGAGGTGGTTATACTCATGGATATCAACAAGGCGGAGAGGTTATGAATTATCAAAACGGCGGACAAATGAATGATGTTTTGTCCGTATTCGGAGAAAAGTCTAAGCGGGGAGACGAAATGCAGAAATTGATGGCAATGGCTGCAATGCAACAAATGCAACGGGCACAACAGATTCAACAGGCAGTCGGTATGCAGGGTGGCGGATACGCAGACGAATACCAGCAAGGCGGAACTGTACAGCCACCAATGCCATCTCCAGAGGCTGGACCGCAGGAAGTTCCAATGTCAGGAGGGGATCAAACATATCACAAGCCAGCAATGGAACAGCTAGATATGGATCAATATGAATATCAATCATACATTAAATATGGTCCAGATATGTACAAGTGGATGGCTCAGAACTACAAACCAAAAACTGAATGGACTGCGTATGACTCTTTAGTTGACGCAGGCACAATTAATCCGTACGAGGTTAGCAAGGACAGTTTGAATGTTATGACCGATGACCAAATGGACGCTCTTCGAGAAAAAATGAATAAGCCTAGTGGAATTGATCGGCTCTTACGATCTATAGGAATGCGAAAGTAAATGGAATTAGATCCAAGGGCTGAATATAATCAGGACTTGTATCGACGCTGGCGTGATGCTAGAGCCGATTGGGACTCTGAAGCTCGTAAAGATGTTGATTTTTATCTTGGGAATCACTTTACTGCTAGCGAATCTGACGAATTAAAAAGCAGGAACCAGGCAGATGTCCCTATGGACAGGATTTCCCCTGCTGTTGAAAAATTAAAAGCGACATTAACATCTAGACCCCCTACCTTCACTATCACTCCGAGGGAAGACTCTGATGTTAAAATATCCAGTATTTGGAGAACTATACTTGGATTTGTATGGGATATCTCTGTTGGAGATGCTCAAATGAAGCAGGCGATACAC